CCGGAGTCCTTGCCGCCGCTGAAGCTCACAACAATCTTGGGGAACTTCTGAAAAACGTATTCAATGCGCTGCAACGCAGCGTTATAGACGTTGATGTTCGGTTTATAGACTCGTCTCATGTTTAACTCCTGTTGTAGTGTCAAAAACTAACCTACTTATTAGGTCAGGTCAACCCCTACAAATGCTTTTTTGCTTTCCAAAGCCGCATTGCCTCCTGCTTTACCGCATCACGGATGGTAGCAGGGAGTTTTTCAATAGCCTCGCGTCTAGCGTTTTTGCTAGGCATGGCTAGTATTTCATCGGCTGCTTGATATATAAAAAACCTAGCCCATGACCGAACGGCGGGCGTTGCACCCTCTAGTTCGCGCCTGCCTTCTAACAGCGCCTTCAACTCTACGCTGGGTTTTTCCATTCTTTCACCGCCTCGAATGCGGCCTCCCAGCCAAGCGCTACGCATACGAACGCGCCGGCCTGGTGCGCGGCTTGCAGGTATTCGCGCTGCGCGGGTTGCCAGGATGATTGGGTGTGGTCACGGCGTTTGAGCTCGCACACGAATGCCGGGCAGCCGGGGATGATAATGTCTGGCGCGCCCGCTGTCATGCCCTCTGCCTTGTGGCGGGCCGTTTGTTGATAGCGTCGTTTGCCCTCGTTACGTGGATGGATCGCAATGCGACCCAGCACGTTCGGGTGCGCTCTGCGCAGCGCCGAAAAGAACGTGATCTGCTCCGCGCTTTCAGGTGGGCATGCGCCGCGATAGGTAGTGTCGCCGTAGACGGTCATCCAGTCCGGGAATCGCATGAGTCCACCTCCTCGTTATAGTCCACCACGCGATACCACCGGGCGTCGCGTTCCTTGTAGTACGTCACCGTGTTCGGCGCGGTTTGCCCCTTTTCCGTTGCCGCCATCCACTTTCGGTATTCCTTCTGCGCCTTGACCGCCTTGCTGGTTGGCGTAAACCATACCGTAAACGAGCGATAGGGCGTCGTGAACGTGCATCGGATCACCTCGCGGCCGGATCGACTCAGCGTCGGCTTCGCATCCATGTCCAGAACCTCGTCCGTCTGGACGTTGTGCGGATCCCGCTTGAACGCTTGGAAGTCAGCGCGCAGCTTCTCGTTCGGGTCAACCAGCTCGGCCTTGCATCCAGCGCAATGCTTGGCCGCAATGTCATTGTCTTGTCCGCACGCTGGGCATTGCTTACCTGTCCATCGGTGGTCGCACCGGACGTGCGTGCCTGCCTCGCGAACCATCCCGTAGCAGCGCCGCCCGTAGTGCGCCGGCATGGCGCCCTCGTCAGTGGTGACACGGTTGCCAGCTAGGTCGATGAAATAACCCTCGTCGTCATGCTCGAACGAATCCGGATTCGGCCGCGCTGCGAACTCGTTGACAGATCGGCACACAGGGCAGAGAGCCTTGACCGTCTCTTGTTCGCCCTTTGCCGCGTGCGCCTTGATCTCCGGGCTGAACAGGTCGCCATCCGGGCAGTGCCGTTCCAGATTCTCAGCGTAGTCAAGAACCATGCAATCGGTCTTGCCCGGCGCAATGCGCAGTCCGCGCCCGATCATCTGCTGTAGAAGCGACACGGATTCTGTCGCGCGTAACAGCGCGATGACATCAACATGCGGGGCGTCAAACCCGGTGGTCAGAACAGACACGTTGACCAGATACTTGATCCGCTGCGCGAGAAAGTCAGCCAGAATTTGCTTACGCTTGTCATTGGGTGTGTCGCCGGTCACGCACGCCGATAACCCAGGCGGCAACGATGCCATTACCTCGTCTGCGTGCTGGCGTGTCGCCGCGAACAGTATCGCCCCGCTCCGATCCTGCGACTGTGCCACTATGTCCGCCACTATGCGGCTGGTCTTGCGCCCGTGCCCGTGGTAAGCCTGGTCAATTTCGCGCGCATTGAACTGGCCCTGTCGGTTCGGCTGCATGTGTAGCGTATCGTAGTGCTCGCCGTTGATCTGCCCAATGGCAGGCGGCGTCAGGTAGCCCTGTCCGATAAGCTCATGCTCCTGGATGGTGTAAACCCGCGCAGTAAAGTACGGGTCACGCGCCCGCATGCCGGTCGGCGTGCCCTCCTCGTCCATCTGGAATATGTAGCCCGTGCCAAGCCGGTACGGAGTAGCTGACAGGCCCACCACGCGCAGGTTGGGGTTTTGCTCGCGCATGTAGTCGATGATGGATCGGATCGTGGGCGTAAGCCCGTGCGCCTCGTCCACGATGACAGCGCAAAACCGTGCCCCAAAACGCCGAATCTTGTTTCGCACCGTGCGGGGAGTGCCAAACACAACCGGTTGACGCAGAGACGTACCGCCCGCAGTAGCGGAGAATATAGAGGCACGGTTGCCAGCGGCCTCAAACTTGGCTTTGTTTTGATGCACCAGCTCCGCGCTGGGAGCCAGGCATAGGACGTGCTTTCCCTTGCTGATGCGGTGCAGCCAATCCGCCAGCGCGGCGATGATGTGCGACTTGCCGCTGCCGGTGGGGGCGTGAATGATGCACGGATCCGTCGTGCGACGCAGCCAGTGCTGCGCCGCGTTGACCGCTTCTTGTTGGTAGGGGCGGAGTTGGGTCATAGCGGGGACTCGCCGTGCTCAAAGCGTGCGGAGCGGGCAATTCTTGCAGCTTTTAAAGTATGACCAAAGTGCACCATTGGGGCTTTTCTACCCTCGGGCATACTCAAAACTCTATCATTTGACGCCCCAAAACCAACATGACGTGTTTCTCTTTCACGCGCACCATCATAAACCCAGTCAGGTATTATTAATGATTCCTCCCCCCCTAAATAATTGCAAAAATCAAAACCTGTCCATGCTTCTCCTCCACTGCTGTCAGTAACATCTGCTGCATACAAAGCACGGACATGGCCTCGGTTTAATTGAAAATTTGGAGTGGACCCAACATATCCAACTTCATCTCCATATTTTCCTTCCCAGTCCAACAGGTCACCACAAGGCGACTTGCCTGCAACTATTGCAACAAAACATCCGTCAGAAATCTTTTCTGCTTTTTCTATTGATTCTCTTGTGATCATGCTGGCGCATGACTTAACTTCTACCCATAAATCTAAAGAATCAATCCAAAAGTCAGGCAAATACCACCCTGCGTCACCAAGATCATACCCCTCCGGCTCATATTGCCAATCTAATCCTAGCGCGTCGAAAAACACAGCCCAACGCGCTTCAAGACGACTGCGAAACTTATATTCCTTGTATATCGTTTCGATTGGTTTCATTACCCAAACCTCCACGAAACGCTCGGTTTGCCCCGATACGGCTCTAGGTCCATGTCCGGCAGGTTGTCCTTGACCACCTTTGCGTAGGACACCGACCCGGCCTTTTCGACCTTCGTCAATTTGCGCCCGCAGACCTCGGAGTTCTGGTCGCCCGCCATCTGGATAAGCCGATCCTTAATCTCTGCCATTCGGTCCTTGGCGTGGTCAGCGGCTTCGGCCAAATCGTCATACTCTGCCACCAGGCGCTCGGCCTCCAGCGTGTTGATCTGCTTGCGCTTGGGCTGCAAATGCTCGTCGGCGTTGTGTTCGACCTCGTGGCAGTACCGCACCCAGAATGCGCGCAGATCGGGCAGGATCTCCCCAATATACGTATCATCACGCTGCACGACTTCCAGTCGAGTGCCAGCCGGGCACCACTGGTAAAAGTAACAGCCTTGCCGCCCGGTAACGTATAGCTGGATCTGGATCTGCGCGTAGTAGTGCGGCAGAGCATCAAAGATGCTCTTAAACTGCACCGGGCGTTCTGCCTTGCGAAGACCATACGGGCACTTGATCTCCAGCAGCGATTCGCGGCTGGCGATGTACCCGTCAGGGCTGGCGCCGAGCCAGTCCTCGTGCTTTACGAAGCCGGCCTTCGTGACCGCGAGCCCATGCTCCATTTCAAACTCAGCGCGTGCGCCAGCCTCGTGAAACTGGCCGTATTCTGTGGCGACGTTGCCGGTGAACTCCGGCTCCGCGCCGTGGGAAGAACGCACCATTGCGCGCATCACGTCATCCGCGCCGCGATTCGGGTCGCAGCCAAGTATCGCCCCGACGTTGCTGCCGGTCACGCGCCCGATGCGAGCCTCGAACCATTCGTCTGTTCGTTGTTCCATAGTCATGCTCCTGTTAAAAAAACGGGCGCCCGGAGGCGCCCCTATTGGCGGCATCAGAAAGGAATATCATCTTCCAGGTCATCCTCCGCAGGATCTTCCGCCGGAGCCGCGGGCTCCTGTTTGGCTGGGCCGTTGGCTGGCGCAACCTTTGAAACCCAGTTACCGCTCTTTTTCTCGCCCTGTTCCGTTTCCAGCTCCCAAACCTGGAGCCGCAAAACCATCGGCTTATTGGTCAGGCACTTGGTCAGGTTCTCGTCAGTCGGGTCCTCGCCGGACGCCACCAGCTTGCCGCCAGCGTTGGCGTCGATGGCCGCAAGCATTCGCTTCGCCTTGTCGGCCTTCTTGGCGTCGCCGTCCATGACGCGCACCTTCTGGAAAACCTTCCGGTTCTTGTAGTCCGCAGGCTTCATGACCGTCCAGCGCAGGCTGATGTAGTGGTCGTCACCAAAGCTATCCCACTTGGCCTCGTCGCAGACCGCCAGCACGTCCGTGTTCGCCGGGATGGGCTCGATGTTCCCACCGCCCGTTTCAAACTCGCCGGTGGTGTCAACGGCGCTGTTGTCGCTTAGATTCCAGAAACTCATTACTTCGACTCCTTCAAGGTCGGAACGTAAGCCGCGAGCGGGTTGTCACCCTCCGCGACTTCCAGATCATCGGTGATATGAAAGCGGTTCTTGCTGATGTTGCTGGCAGTGGTATACGCCGTCAGGATGCGTGTGCCATCACTAATGGCCTTTTTGCGCTCGCCGTCGCCCATCGTGTGGGTCTCCAGCTTCAAGTAGCCAACGAGATCCACATCGTCTGTGTAAGGCGCCACCGAGCGCTTGCCAAGCCGCAGATCATAACGGGTGTACGGATCCTGATCCGGCGGCTCAACGGTCACCGTATCCGCATGCGCGATAAACACTACATGCATGTTCCGCTTAACGTTAAGAATTCCGGCCGCCTTGCGAACCCGCTGATGCATCGCCGCGACCGCTTGCAGGCCGGCACCGTAACCGCCCAGCGCCTGGTTGATTGACTTCGGCTTTTTCGGGTCATTCTCGACAATGTTTTGGACGAACATGCGCTCCAACGCCGTCACCGAATCGATGACCACCGTGCGATAGCCGTGATCATCGTTGACCAGCGCGGTGAGCTGTTCCCACAGCTCATCTGGCCCGGCAATCATCGGCAGGGCGTCGGGTCGGTCGTTGGCGGGGATAGACTGCATGCCATCCTCGGATCGGATAAATACAGCCTTGGGGAAGGTTGCGGCGAGGCGGGTCTTGCCGATACCGGCGTCACCCGTAATAGTAGCGATAAGCGGCCGATCTGACGGCTTCTTCGCCTGGGATAGAACAGACATATCTTGTCTCCTGTTGCTACTCATTGAGTTGCCCGGCTGTGCCGAGTGCCCTAACCAATCAGGGCATGGCCAATGCTACGCACCCGGCGCAGCCGTGTCAACTATTAACCGCATAAAAATACTTGAAGGTGGTCTTGCCCCGCCCCGCGGACGTTTGCTCCGCGCGCAGGTGGCCGGCTTCCACCAGCTTTCCCAGGCACTTTTCCACGTCCTCACGGCGGTATTTTCGGCACCGATTACGGATGCGGCCGGCGGTCTCTCCGTGCTCGCTGGTCACCATAGCCATGATGGTGGACGCAAGCGCGTCGATCTTATCCGCTGCGCTGTTGGAGTGCGCCAGTTTGATCTTCTCCTCAATGTCGCGCCGTACCAGCGCATACGCCCAGCGCACATGCTCCACCGTTCGCAGTCCTTCCGGTATGGCTAGGATCATGGATATCTTCGCAACCTGCTCATATCCACGCCGCGGAATCGCCGTCAGCCCGGTGGCGTTTTTGGCTTCCTCCGCCATTTCGTGGAATCGCGCGTTGGTGTCATCCAGCATGGCCTCGGCGTCGGGCCGCGTCGGGATCTCGACTTGATCGCCAATCCGCTCGACCCGCGTTGCTTCCATGTCCGCCACGCCGGGCGCGTAAAGATTCTGCAACGTCGCGGCAATGTCATCAGGCACGCCGCCTCGCGCAATCGACCCACGCGGTTTTGACTTCGGGTTGTCCTCCCGCTCGCGGAAGATCAGCGCCCGGCCAAGAAACCCGTTCACCGCCATGTCAAAGTCCATGATGGCGTCAAACCGCTCCGGCGTCGTCAGCCCAAAAATCCCAAGATACGGGCACTCCACCCCCTCGCTGATCGTGTCCATCTGTCGGGTCAGGTTGGCCAGGCGGATCTTGTCCGGTTCGGTTTCGCCGCGATCGTCCATGCGCTTGTTGATCGCCGCCGCGTCTTTTTGCAGTTGCTGGCGTATCTCCTCCTGCAAGTCTCCTGTTACCAACGCGTGGCTGTTCGCCTTGCTGTACAGGCTCATGAACGTGCCGATGATGCCCTCAAGGTAGGACGCGGTGCCTTTGGTGCGCGCGTTCTGGATCTTGGCGAGCTGCTCGCCCAGCTCGTCCAGCACATACAGCGCGGCCTGGTGGCGGATCAAGTTGCGATAGATCTCCTGCTCGGACTTTATTCCGCCATGCACCGCTGCGGAAACGCCGGCCGCACGCAGCAGTTCCTGATGGGCCTTTAACACCGACTCCTTACCGGTCGCTGACGCCGCAACGCCGAAAAGGAATAGGTTGGGCGTTATGCCATCCAACTCATCGACGTAGCGCATTCCCGCCACGCTCGACACCGTGGCCAGCGCGGCGGCGGTCGCAAGGTGCTCGCGTGGGTAGCGGCTTCGGCTGTTTATCCAGCCCGCCAGTCGCCC